TCTATCATTCCAGTCAATGCAACACTTAGCACTTCGCTTCCCATTATAATTGGTCCTTCTGTAATTGTCGCATCGCTGTCAATAACAAATAATTTAAAACCAGGAACAAAATCAAGGTTGTGAGAGTGGTCATTATATTCGTAATCTTCTTGTGATTCTCCTGGGCCTACTGCTGGCATTGTAATACTTAAAGATCCTGTACCCACAGAATCAATTTTAATATGTTGTTTATCTCCATCAAGTATAAGGTTTTCCCTATTTGCAGTATTTGCATTACTTCCCGCTATTGATAGTTTCGAAACATAAGACATATTATTCTTGTAGGGGATCTATATAAATTGCATAATTTCCGTTAATTGTTGTTTTATTGGGATTAAAAACAGTAATTTTTATATAAAGATTTATATCGTCTGCACAAGCAGTATAAATATCACCGGGAGCAGTAACTCCACCATATTTCATATATTTTTCTCCCCCCTCTGCCCATTCTCCATAAACGGTAAATCCAGGAATATATCCAAGATTATGGGGAATTGTTTGATTGCCATTATAAAAATTATCTTCATCGTTATCGGTTAATGTAATTTGCCAAGTGCCAATATCATATAATTTAAAAAGATATTTATTTGAAATAAAAGAAATATCTTCTATTCCACAATTTTTAACATCTGTCCCAATTACTGATTGTTTAATAACTATACTCATATAAATTTATCAAAAATATACAATAAAGCACTTCTGTCTCCCGTACCATTTATACTCGCCGACACATATACTTTTGTGTCATCCACATTCATATTGAAAGAAGTAACATCATTCCATGCTGGGGGACTATCATACAAACATGTTTGACTAAAATTTGCGTTTGTCAGCCATGCTCCATTTTCGTCTTGAATAAATGCCCAAACAAGGGGGATATAATCTAACCCATGTTCATATTCTCCTGTAAGATTATCTGGCTCTCCAGTTAACTGAACAGATGGACTATCAATAATCCTTAATGTCAGCCAATCACTGCTAAACACTAAATCCTTATCTGCCGTTGCCAGCGAGGTAGCACTATATCCTTCTTTTGAAACTTTAACCTTAAATGCCATATTTATGTACCATCGTCCCCAATTAACAATCTGTCGTTTGAGCCATCGTTCATAATAATCCTTAAATAGGGAGATGTTTCTATCTTTATGTAAGCGTCTCCATTGTAATAGGTAAGTCCTTGCGGTTGTACAAACCACCCACCAATCCTTCTAACAGAAGTCCTGCCCATATTTAATCTTTCAGCATAAGTTGTTGTTTCAAACGCTTTTGGCGTTAAATTTGCTACTTCTTCTGGCATATTATCTCTTGGACTCTACCGTGTGTCCCTTAATTACAATGGATTTAAACTTAACTGGATTTGATGTCGACCCATTAGAAAAATCTATATTTATTCTGAAGCAGTCAATTTGCCCAGAATTGATATTTTCAATTACTTGGTGGACTGCTCCATTATTTGTATGGGAAATGGTTATTGTATCTCCAATCTGCACTCCCGACTCATCATAAAATTTAATATCAGCCCTCGCTCCCGAAGCAAGTTTTCCGATATTAAATATAATTTTATCTATTATGCTTTTTCCTTCCGCATTTTCTTCTGTTGCAGAAACATCAAACAATAAGGAGCGCCAATAAGAAGATGTATCATATCCTGAAAATTTGGCTATTTTATAATTAGAACCAGTATAAGAAGCAACCAGTGGCACAGAAAAAGGACAAACTATTCCTCCGCCAGTTGCATGTCCCGCATCTGCTAATTGAAATATTTTAGGCTCTAAGTTAAAGTGGGGGGCGCCATAAGCGTAAATTAAACCATCTGAAACCCAAATTATATGTCCTTTATAGTCTGTTACTTGATAATATTCTGGCAAAGAGCCGTCCCACAATTCCAAGTCATCAATGGTTCCATCACCAGCATTAACAAGTCCAATTCTTGACTTGCCAGAAATATCTCTCCAAAAGGCATATAATCTGTTATTTGCCACATGTAGGGCGCCAATTTCACCCCTTACGGTTATTTCGTCTTCCCAAGAAGATGCATTGCCGTCCCAAATATATATTGAAGCAATGTTTTTATTTGAGCCAGAAACATCGGGTCTGTTTGCTGCAATAAATAAGCGATTAAGATGCCAGGCCATATCTTGAATGGTGGCATCTTGTGGCAAGTCTAAATCTTGTTCTGTAAATGTGGTACCATCATAAGAAGTTACATAATATCCATTACCTATGTATAAAAAATCATTTCCTGCGGCTAATAATGGATGGGGAACCCCCGCCTGCAATGCGGTGGCTCCAGTTGGAACGGTTGAACCCCAATCATCATCCCAAGAAACCTCCGAAATATCATACATTCCAACATCTCCACCTGAATCATCGTTCCAAGAATAGAAAAAGTCTCCATGGTAATAAGCAACATCTTCTCCGTCTGGATTTGTACCAGTTATTGTATGCGGAAATCCACCAGAATTGGTTACTGTTGACGATGAGATTTTATAAACTTTCGCACCACCAATACCATAAGTAGTATCGTTTGCCACAGCATAATCTATCATTCCCTTAATAAGGGTAGTTACAGAACCATTCTCGTCTCCATTCGTCAAAGTAGACAATCCTGGTCCTTGTGTCATATATTTGGGGTTTGTTAAATCAATATTAGACATCTTTCCTGCCTGATTTGCATTGCCTATTGTTGGATAATCATCATCCCAATAGCAAGGAGCAAAACCCCCCATAAAATCTGGTATTTGTATTGTCCACTTCATTTTATTTAAGAATTAAATTAATAATTGCCGCAATAAAGGAAAGCAAAACTCCTACAATCAAACCCCACATCTTTGCCTCTATCTTTGCCCTTCCCTCAAGTGCTTCTTTTCTTACTTCTTTTACCTCATCTAAAATGTGGGGGAGATGGTTTTTTTTAATTTCGTTTATTTCATTGCTCATATATTCCTGTTTTGTTTCAACGCCAACAATTCTCATACAAGTATCCCTTAGGAGTTTATCTAATCTTTCTATATCCTTATCTTGCTTTTTATTGTGGTTGTTGTTTTTCATTATGCCCTATGTAGTAAGAAGATTGAAACAAATGTCTTATCGGCTCCCACATCAGTGCTTCTTGTCTCTCCCGAATTCTGGTATACATAAATTTCAATATAATCATTAACATCAAGATAAACAATATCATTTACTGGTAGCCCAATTCGATTATTATCTATTATCGCCTGTCCTCTTGATTGAGAATAACGAGAACCATTTTTATAAATACCAGTAAATTGCGTAGCATTAACAGTACCATAAAGTATCATAACCGAAGTATTTACCTGATAATATCCAGCAACTGGAGCTGTAAATCTATAATTAGTAGTGTTAAAGTTTCCACCAATATCATAACTCTTCACATTAAATTGAACCTTGGTCCAAGTACCACTTGGGATATTTTGAGATGAATTTGCATAAGCACGGCAACCAACTGCGTGGTAATTATCTACATACGCCTTAATTGATTGCTGGGTAGCTAATTTAACATCAGAATCAGATGCCATATCATCTTCATCTAATATATCCACTACCGTTGTTGTTGCGTTCCCAATACTAAATGTATCTGGAGATATAGACCCAACATTGTTAATGTCATTATTATTCATGTCAATGTCCCCAGACATTGTGCCCCCAGTTAGTAATAATACTTGCTCGTAGCAAACGCTATCACCATTTTGAGAACCAGCCGCCAATCCCGTTAGCTTCTTTGAATTCATTGGTAAGTTCGCAGAAGGCACAACCGAACCATCTGCCTGTAATGCAGTAGCTAACTCTGTATTTAGGTTATCAAAGTTTGTATTAATGATATTCATGCTATCCGAACCATTGTCTGTTGATTTTAAATCTGTAATTGTTGCCATAGATTTATAAATTAAGGTTTAGTTCTTTCTGTCCAAGAGGTACTTGATTTCGTTCTCTCAGTCCAAGAAGTATTTGATTTCGTTCTCTTTGTGTAAGAAGTATTTGGCTTTGTTCTCTCTGTATAAGAGGCGTAATTTGCTCCCTTCATTTGCCAGGGCAGTGCCTCCTGCCACGGATAAACACTACTTGACCAAATTGAGGTTAGGTCTCTTTCGTTAAAAGTGGTAGAAGGTTTTGACCTGGTACTCCAACTTGTTGCCATAATTAGTTAAACCTTTGAACTCTTGGTATAATTCTTGCACTATCCTCTCTTTCTTTTGTGGCATAAAACTTTTCTAACTGAAAAAGCAACCCATTTTCAGGATGGGCTTCTGTGCCATAAAGCCTTCTCCGCAGAGCAATCATCTTCTCTGTCATTTGATTTGCCTCTGCATAATCTAAGGCTGCTCCAATAGATAAAATTCTATGGAATGGCTCTACAATAACTGGTTCATCTGAATTTGAAGAAAGCTCTGTAACTTCCTTTGTATACCAAATTTTAATTCCATCAGTAATCGACTCATCTGGAATTGGGTCAAATACTAATGACCTTTCGTCTGGCTTGTAATAAATAGGATTTGTTTCCGAATGAATATCATCATCATTTGCCAATGCTCTTGTTTCTGTTCTTTCGTCCCTTGGTGTTGCCACTACATAATCATTGCTTCCACTATCATATCTAATTTCTACTCTATTAATTTTTAAAATATCCGAGGGAAACAAATATTCCTCTTGGTCTTCCACGGTATCTGCAGTTGCCCACTCTCCGTGGAACTTCCAAGAGTCCATTGCATTTAAAATGCGGCTAACACAATCCTGATACCACTTGTTTATATTCCTTTTTCTGTCATTTGCCGTATAATCTGAAAGCGTCGCTGAGCTGTCTCCCGCAATCCAAAAAACAACATCCTCTATTAAGCCAGTGTAATTGGTTGAATCACTTAAAACCATAGGTGTCGTTGCCTTTAAATTTATTAAACCTTTAATATTTTGAACATTTGTTTTAGTCTATGTTCGTAAGTATGATTTTCTAATGTGTGTTTGTGTCCTGCTTTTCTTATTTTGTCTGCTTTATCTTTGTGTTTTGTATAATATTTAATTAATTCAATAGCCTCTTCTGCTGTATCAAAATATAATTTATGTACTCTATCTTTATAAAAATCTTCACAACCAGGAAATCTCTTTGCTAAAGAGAGTCCCGAACACATTGGAATTATCCAGCTTCTATTTGATGTATATCCTGGAATGTGCCAAAAATGAGCAATGTCCAGGGAAAAATCTGATGAGCCATATATCTCTGGCATAAGTTCATATATTGCAGCCCGCTTTTTCTCTTTAGTAGAATTGATAATTGTTACTTTTTCTTGTTTTGAAATTTCTGAAATCAGTTTTACCCTTTGTCCCCAAAGTCCCTCTCTTCTTGCCGTCTCTCCAATAAAAACATTTCTATATCTTAATCTTGGATTTATATATCTTTTCTTTATCTTGTAGCAAGCCAGGGGCAAAAACCTTGCCCTAACTCCAAACTTTCTTCTAAAAAACTCCGCCTGCCCATTGTTTGAAACAAAAATTGCATCTATTAAGCCAATACATCTTGATTCGTGAACATAGGAAATCTCATCATCCCTATAGTCTCCATACCACACAACTACCTTGGTATGGGGCAATTTTCCTCTAATTTGCCTCATTTGGCGGGAACTATAAAAAATGTCATCAAGCCCGCAAATAACAAGGTCTGGATTATATTCAACCACTTTTTCTCCAAACCAAGGATCATGTCTCAAATCCAAATAAACAAACCTTTGACCCATTTCCGTCAATGCCTCCTTTATTCCACGCCAATGGGGACAAGACCTCTCATATATTGGAAATCTGGAGCCACCAAGAACTATTTTCATCTTCCTGTTTTTTTACGAAATAATGTTCCAGCATATATTCTTTCTATCTGAGGATTATAACTTCCTTCTTTTCTTGTTTTTTTAATAGACACAGAACCAACATGTTTAACCAAAACATCTGGTCTTACATATCCTTTATATTTAGATTTTAGTAATCTATCCCCCCATTCAGAATCTTGTCCATATAAAAGAAAATCTTCATCAAAATATCCTATCTTCTCGAATATTTCTTTTTTATAAAGAACACACTGAGCGGCTAATATTTCCTTTAACACTTCTGGTTCCTTATCTTCTTCCTTATCTGCCCTTTGTTGTGAACAAGAAGTATTACTAACTTTTGGCAATACCACATAACAATCCTCCTTTTCAAATGTTGACATCATCTTTGTTAGCCACCCAGGCGGAACAAATGCATCAGAATCCAATATACATACATAATCGCAAGTAGATTCCTTAATTAGCTTGTTCCATATCTTTGAAATGTTCTTATTATTAACCCTATTGTCATAAACAGTTAGCTTAAAAGGATAATCTGTATTTTCTATAATGTGTTGAACTGCCCTTGTCTCAACTTCTGGGTCTTTATACTTTAACATTATAATTTCAACCATTTTAATTTCTTTCTCATTTGCCAGCGGAGCCCTTACGGCTTCTACTATTTTTTTGACTTCTTTATTCATTTAAACAATAGAATATTATATTGTTTTTATTATCTTCTAACCTTTTAAACTTATTTTTTTCAAAAATCCTTATAACATCATCTCTTCCAACTGACGAACCAGCTAAAAGAATTGACATATTACCTTTTAAAAAGTGGTGTTTAGCAGCAGATATACACTTTGTGGCATATCCCATGCCCCTCCATTTTTCTTTTGTAAATAAGTTGTAAATTATTGCCATCTTGTCGGCAGAATACATTATACAGCTTGAAATTATCTTTCTTCCATCTTTTATTTCTATTTTTTCAACCTTTTGCCTTGGCAAATCTCTAAACTTAATTTTCTTTATTCTTACCTTATTCATTTAAACAAACTATACTTTGGATTTATAAATTTTATAGCTTCTTGATTCGGTTTAAGGTTTAAATATTTGGCTATCCTTTTTACCTCTCTCCCTGGATTTTTAATTAATCTATCAAACTTAACCTCCAAATAGTTTAAATTAAGAGACTTAAGGATTTTTTCATAATTATCTATACTTCTTAATATTTCTCCATAATCCTTCTTATTATTCCAACATGCCTTATTTATGCTTTTTGCTTGTTTTCTTTTATTTCTTGAACAATATATTACTTTCGTTTGGGGATCTTCTTTCATTATCCAAGGCATCAAATATATAAGCTTATGGTTTTTTATTCCCATTCCCTTAAATAATCTAAAAGTATTTTTAAAGTGTTTTGTTGGTTCTCCCTTAACTACCTTATCTTGTCCTATATTACTATTAACAAAATCTGAAACTTCTCCCTTTTCGTAATACCCCCTTAAAACACCTTTATCAAATATTTTTTTCTTTATGCCTGCAAATGGTATTCCCATTCTTTCTATAGCACCAGCCACTGCAGAACTTCCACATCTTCCCCTTCCTAAAATTACTACACTATTATTCATGTTTTAATTTATGAACATATGATAGCGATTTGCCACCTTCTTATATTCACTAAAATTTTTTTAATCTCATCTGGATAATCTTTCATTTTTTCTTTGGTAGCCCCAAATATCATTATCTTGCCCCTGGGCAATAATTCCAGGACTTTTTTTGCCTCATAATGATGAGTAAAATTATAATAAACATCAGCTTCGGGCAATCCGTCCAAAATATCTTGGCAATAACATTCCATTCCCCTCTTCCTGACTATTTCACAATTTTCCTCATATTTATCTACTCCAAACTTCCTCTTGGCTTTAACTGCTTCTAAAAAAGAACCATCATTGCAACCCAGGTCGCAAAACACCCTTCCTTCCGTCATTGGCTCTATTGCCCTTGCTACGTAAGTTGGGGTATTCATAAATACTTAATTACATCACAAATTTTATTAACATCATCCTCTTTAATGTGCATATGAATTGGCAAACACAAATATTGCATCTCATATTTATCCATATTGGGAAAATCTCCTCTCACATAAGGTTTAAAAACTGAATAAACATCAGACCTTATATGTACAACATTTGTTTCTATGTTATGTTCTTTTAATTTTTGAGCAAGCCCATCTCTGTCTTTTGCAAGAACAGTCTCAAGCCATGTTGTATCTCCATCTTTCTTTTCCAAAAATTTAATCTCGTCTGTATCTTCAAGGTTTTTTCTGTATAATTTATCTAACTCGTTATAATGATTATTTATTTTGTTCCATTCTTTAAGGTGCTGTATTCCTATAACGGCATTAAAATTATTCATATGGTACTTATATCCTATTTCCCAAACATCATAAGTCATTTCTCTCTTTTCCCAGTCTTTAAATTGTTGCCAGCCCTTTTCTATTTTTAAATCCCTATCTATTCCAAACCATCTAATTCTTTTTGCCTTTTTATAATCTTCTTCCTTTTTACAAACCAGCATACCGCCATCTATCGTCGTTAGATACTTAATTGCTTGGAATGAAAAGCAACCATAATCTCCCAATGTTCCCGCATATCCCTTAACTCTTTTGCCGTTGTAATAAGCCCCAAGTGCTTGGGCGGTATCTTCTATAATGGGAAGGTTATATTTTTCTGCTATCTCTGTAATTCTATCCATATCACAAACAGTTCCTCCATAGTGCATTACAACTATTGCCCTTGTTTTCTTTGTTATTTTTCTTTCAATATCATTTGGGTCTATTGTAAAATCGTCTTTAATATCACAAAATACTGGCTTTGCACCAAGCCACAAAACTGGATGCCAAGTTGCAGAGCAGGTTAGGAGTGGTCCAATAACTTCATCTCCTTGCTTAATACCAGCTAAAACATAAGCCATGTGTAATGCTCCCGTACAAGAATTTGTAGCCACCGATAATGGAGCATCAAACATTTTGCCAAATTTATCTTCAAACTCACCTATTAAAGCCCCCTGTCCTGGGTGTTTTGATTTTAAAATTTCAACAACATTGGGAATTACTTCCTCTGATATATATGGATAAAATAATGGTATTTTATATTTTTCCTCTTTTGTAACCTTCATATTTTTTCCAATTATAAATATTATTTTTTAATCGCCAGTACTTTATGAACTCTTCCATTTTGTTGCCATTCTGTTAATTTTTCCAATATCTCTACATTATTTTCTTCCAAAAAATCAGCTACCTGCTTCATTGACTTTGGAAAGTAATGCTTGCCCCCCATCAAGGCCTCTTTCATTAGCTTTTTAACCTTTGAATGGGCATTTGGCAGTCCCTCAAATTTTTCTTGGTCTGTTCCATAATCTACGCCATGGGGAATACTCCCAATTCCCGCCCAACTCAACATAATTATTCCTCCCCTTTTTAAGAAGGGTATATTATGAGAAAGACTTTTTTTCCAAAAATCATCATGTTCTAACATCGAAAAAGATATTAAAATGTCAAAATGCTCTTTCTTAAACTTTGTTTCGTGGGCATAACAAACAACATCAACATCTTGTCCGTCTATCCAGTCAACACCAACATATTCTTCACAATTCTCAAAGTAGTCTCTAACTGTGCCGTTTAATGTTCTTGAACCAAGCTCCAGCACCCTAACCTCCTTAAACCACTCTGGATGTTGTTTCTTTTTTTCTTCAAGCCATTTATGGTCTTTTGAATTCATAAAACAGAACCAAGGTCATTTAATCTATCTTCATACTTTTTTAATTCCTCTAAATTGCGAATATTGTAATAAATTGGGTCGTCTGGATTATATTTGCAAACAAGGTCGTCCCACATCTCAACTATTGCATCTTCTATTGATTGTTTTTTTCTTTGGGGAAATAGTTTATTCAACTTTTGACAAGATACCTTATAACTCCTAATAACGCCCTCATCATATCTCCATATATCTAATTTAATTTGGGTATTTCTTTTCTCAAGTAATGTTTTATAAACCTTAAACGCCAAATCCATTATTTTTATATTTTCCCCAACAACATTCCATATTTGCCCCCCAACCTTTTCGAGGGGAGCATTGAGTATCTTTTGGTAAACATCTACCGCCTCAGTCAATGAAAGTATTGGTCTTTCCAGCTTTCCTTCGGCGTGTATTTTAATTTCCCCCTTAAGAAAGGCATCTTTAACAAATGTATTTAAAACAAGGTCATATCTCATTCTTGGAGAAACCCCATATATTGTTCCCTTTCTTAATATTATTGGTTTAAAATTTCTATCAGTAATACTTAATAAATAATCCTCTGCCGCCTTTTTTGACTTGGGATAGGGAGCTTCGCATTTTATTTCTGCTCCCTCATCAAATATTTTCTCTGGTATTTCGCCAGTTCTGTAATAACAAGAACAGGTTGACGCCTCGACAAATCTTTTAATGCCATTCTCTTTTGCCATGTCTGCTATTTTCTTTGTTCCCTCGTAGTTCATTGTCCAATTTGCCACTGGGTCATAATCTGCGGTGGGGTCATTTGAAAATGCGGCTAAATGAACAACGGCATCAACTTTTTCCATTAAATCCTCTGGAGGATTTCTTGTATCTCCCTTAACCACTTCTGCTATTTTATTAAGGTGGTCAAATCCAAAATATCCCCTATCAAATACTCTTACAAAATTTCCACTTCTAATAAGTCTATCCGTTAAAACAGAACCAACATATCCTGCTCCACCAGTAATCAAAATTGTAGGTTTATTTGGCATCTGGTTTTGGTAGGGAATTAATTGCTTTCTTTTTATCTTCTGCTGTGACATTCTCTTCTTTCATTTCTCTTAGTGTTCTTTCTATTTCATCTTCTAAGTTCTTATATTCTTCCAATAATTCTATGCCTGGTCTTTTTAAATGCTCCTCTAACATTGATTCTTTTACGGCATAAATAGTGCCAAATTTGTTCTTTACATAATAAGTTTTCTCCATAATCTTTTTTTTAAAATATTTTCTTTTTTGGGGTTGTCTTGGTATATATTTTAGTTTTGAAGAAAATCTATCTTCATTAAATTTTTGTAGCTTTGGTTTTCCCCCTAATATGCTTTTATACCAATTAGGAGAAAAGTATTTCATTTCGGGATCAAATTTTTGGTATCTTTCCCACTTCTTTTCTCTATCTTCCTTTTTCATATACCCATAATGCTTGAAAATCATTCCTGATTTAGCACACCAATTATAGGCATAAACTGGAGCCAATCCACAATGTAGTGGTCTTTTTACAAAATCCAAAGAAGCTTCTGGAATAAATTTATAATATCTAACATTCCAAAAGTTTCCCCAACCGCCATCAATTCTCATCTGATTTTCCCTATCCCATAGTTGAACACAATAAAATTCATAAGCTATTTCCCCCCATGTTGCCATCTCTTCTGCTTTTTCTCTGGTAAAGTTTTTATCCAATATTTCGTCCGCATCTACACATATTATCCAGTCTGGATTATATGGCTTAACATTTCTTTTAAGATGAATTTCCTTAATTAACCATTGTTTCTTGCCCCATTGGTCTTGGGGGTAACGACAATAATCATATTTTTTACAAAGTGCATCTGTTCTTTTATCTGGATTATTTCCCCAAATAAATATTCTGTCACAGAGAGGCTCTAATCTTTTCAAAACATTGGGCAAATATCTGTCGGCCTCTCCCCGTCCGACAATTAAAAAACCCGCTATTTTCATCTTTTTTTTCTAACTTCTTTTGGGGGAACTACGCCAATTTTTTCATAGGCATCTACTGTTTTTTTTCTATCCTTTTCTTCACAAATAGTTCTCCTCTCCCCATATAAAAAATTATGAGGAAAGAGTTTTCCGCTCGGAGAATAATAACATTTTGGCAGGGTTCCTCTGTGATGTCTTTCTAAAATTTCTTGTAGTTTTTTAGTTTTTTCTTTGTTCATACTCTCTTTTGCCTTCTAAGGGCATCAATTTCTTTTTTAAGTTGTTCTATCTCGCCAGATAGCTGTCCCTGTTCTGCATTTTTAAATCGGGGTGGTCCAAATCCAGAAATAGATACTCTCTCATAGGGCTTTGCATTGGGAGGGGTCATATCACCATGCTGGTCTCCTAAATACTTACCACCCCTTTGCAAGAGAGCATTGTGCCTATGAGCTGCTTGTTCTTCATCAAGCCATACTTCATTTCCAAGATGATTTATATATTTACATTTTCTTTTAGGTGTTATGCCCCTATCTCTTTCTGCCTGTCGAAATACTTCCGCTCTTAACTTTTGTTTTTCAATTTCTTTTTTATTCATAAGAAATAATCTTTAAGTGGGGCTTTACCCCAACTCGGGGTTGGTGCCCCACGAACCATATAAGAATCAGCTACTATGAGACTGTACCAGTTTGTCTTGACTTCAGTACAACACCACAGTCATCTCTTAATTCTGAGACACCGTAGATTATGTCTGTTGTCCAAAGCATACCAAGTGACTCTGGCCAGTAGTTCGCCTGAGTCCTGATGCGTCCTCCGCCTGGAGTTTGAGTTGCAAAGGCAAAAGCTTTTGGAGTTGCCAAAAGATTGAAGTAGCCAGTACTGTTTCCGTCTTCCTGAACCTGAGTAGTTTCAAAAACGGGAACACTATAAAGCCTACCTCTAAATGCCTTTTTACCCTTTTCTCCACCGAAGTTACCAGTATAAAGAACACCGTCTTTACCACCAAAGGTAGCATAGTCATAGTACTTACTTTCTGCCATTAAATCATGCCAGATAACCGTTGGGTGGAAAAAGAATGCAGCGTCTTGCATGTCTACATCGCTATCAACCAATGACTCAATAGCTTTCCTTACTATTGTGTCTGTAACGTCTGATGCAGTATCGCTTTCAGTTTGACTCAAGCCAGAGTATAGAGACATCAAAGATGTATCAAGAGCTTTGGCTATAACATAACCAGCTTGGCTTGCAATCTCCTGCGGCATCCTCGCAGCCTGCAACATTTGGACAAGCTCCTTGTCTTCAATGAGGCGAGAAGCTTCTTTCCAAGTGTCAACAGAAAGCGTAAGTTGAGCCGTAGCAGGACTTTGCAATGTAACCTGTGAGGCATTTGACTTTGTGTTTGCTGAAAGTTGGTTAGTAAAAATCTCAGTGATATTAATAGTATCACCTCCACCAACCAACATATCACTCAAATCAGTAAAAAAGTCAGCAGCCAACAGGTTTGCCTGAAACTCCCTTTCCACTTTCGGACTCCATACCTCTGGAATTATATACTGAAGGTCTGTAGCCGAATAAGTGTCTGTTAGTGTCATTTACTTATTCAAATTTTTGTCTACTTTTTCCTTTTGCCCGCAAGATCTGTTCTTGTAATTTTCCACTCTTCCAACCTTCTGCCAATTCTTCGTCAGAAAGATCGGATAGTGACTTGCCCTCATAGGACACAGAACGAGATGAGGGTTCTGGAACTTTTTTCTCCTTAGCGACCTTTTCTCTTCTTGCTTCGATGGCCATTTTAACATCATCAAGTTGGGCGGCCTCTTCTAAGGAGATTCCAGCCCCTCGAGCATTACGGTGAATGATCTCAAGCTCTTCTGGAGAGAAATCTTTTAAGACTTGAATCCTCTTAACGAGGTCAACAATATTGTCTTCGCCCTCAGAAGTGGGTTCTTTATCAACCCCCTTTTCTTCCTTGAGCTTTTCAATTTCCTCCTCGAGCTTTTTGACCTTATTCCTATAGTGCTCCTTTTGGGCATAGAGAGACTGCTTCTCTTTATCTTCTTTTTGAGAAGACTCAGATTCACTGCCCCCTACTTCGGTTTTTTGAGAGGTGTCCCCCTCTTGAGGTTTTTTAGAAGTATCCTCCACTTCCTCTGATGCATTAGACTTTTTGTCTTCAGCATCTTGTATTTCATTTTCAGAAGTTTTGTCTTCCATAGTTTTTCATTTTTTAATGAGGTTTAGTCCTCTATTATTTGTACGACTTTTTTTCTTGTTCGTTATATTTGGGTAATGGAGCTAATAATCCCTTAAGGGCTTTAGCTTCTTGCCCTATTTTAATTAAAACAGCTTTCTCCTCTGGATTAACAATCGCATCGGGAGAAAATATTCTTTCTTTTATTTGGTCTAACCGAATATCTAAAATCTCATTTAAAATTGCCGAATTTGCCTTTAAAAATTCTATATGTTTAGAATCTAATTTTCGCATATTAAACTTGTTCTTCTGTTGGTGCCACTGACGGAATTGCTGGAGGCGGCGTTGGTTTTGCTATGGAACCTCCCTGTCTTGTTCCCTGTGCTCCAGCTATCTCAGTTATAGATGGCTCTTCGGCGGCAACTTCAAAATCTGCTGGATTCACTCCCGCAGCTTCAATTAATTTAAAGAATACGCTCTTTAGTTGTTCATCTTTAATAATATCTGGATTGCCCGCCAATACCTGCAATATGGTCATTAGAGTATTCTGCCTTGAAATTAAATCAATCCTTTCGCCAGTAACAACAATATCGACTTTGTATTTTAGGTCTTTGTAAAAATTCTCAGGAATAGTAATAATTTTTTCATCTTCTGCCTTTAAGTGTTCTGATATTGCTGCTTCAAGAGCCAATGCCTCGTCCATTGTGGGAATATCTTTCTTTTCTAAAATCAGCTTGAAAATCCTATCATTATATTCGGCATTTAACCTTAGCTTATTTAACTTACTTAAATCTTCTGGGGAAGAACCAGTTAAATTCAAAATATGCTCTGGGCTTTTCTCTTTCTCAAATTTTGGAATAACTAAATCAACTAAAATATCTTTAATAAACATTCCAAATTCTTCTCGTTTTAAATCAAAGAAACCTCCTGCCATTTCAGCCTGCAAAACAGTAGAACCCAATGGAGTTCCTGCTGGCTGTCTTTCTCCCGTCATTGGAGAGTGGCTAAAACTAATATTGTCTGAAAGTCTTTCCCACCTATCTATTTCTAATTGATATGTGGCAAGGTTTCTCTCTTCTGTCTGAATTGGAATTATTTCAGACATTGCAGTTAAAATCTCACCATTTTGAGCATCTTGTAAAAGATTACGATTAACGGTATCGTCTCTTGTTTGATATAGGTGTAATGCCGTCCACCACAAGGCCTTTGCCTGTAGATTTACAACCTCATTCATTCTTATTTGTGGAACAAACAATTCTTCTCTTACTCCACGACCAAGCCACCTTCCAAGTATTTTCTTCCAATGATATTCTCTGTAGGGAATATCATTAAGTTTTTCTTTAAATAAAACCACCCCGCTTGCATCTTCTTTACTCCCCCTGTTATTTTGGGTATCTTTATTTATTGCAATAATAAACCTTGCCAAAACAAACTTCTCTTCATCTCCACCCTCTACAAGCCAACTTTCTGGAACTTCACCAACCCTTTCCCATATTGGGATATATGGAACAGAATCTAAATTATCCCCAGTTGAGCCATAATAAGAAGAGTATCCCGTTTCAAATTGGTTAATAATTTCTTCTTTATTGTCCCAGGATTTTTGTCGTAACTCATCTGGGGTTAAAAAATGCCTTTCAATAATAAATCTTGCATCCTTTAGATAATTTGCTGATTGGTCAACAAAGAAATTCCTTAAATCAACAATCATATCCTCGGGATTTCCTTCTTTTTCTTTTATGACGGCACTTCCAAATTCAACCGCATTTTCAGCTAATCTATTTATTAATCTCCCAAACCTTGCTTCTTTCATCCATTGCCTAAGCTCTTTTTCCAAAAACCAGCAATCATAATAAGCACTTGGTCTTTCAGCAACAATCTTAATGTCTTTCACGTCTAAATCAATCGCCTTCTTGGCGACATCACATCTGTGATTAGCAATATTATAGAAGTGTTTTTGAAACCCCTCACTATCAGTATCTCCGCTTTCAAACTTGGAATTCTGATAAAGATGAATTCTTTTTATTGTCTCATATTGACTAAAATCATAGCCAGGGGCAACATGAACTGTCCCCTCCTTAAACTCTTCTACCTCACTTAAGGTTTGAGCAAATATATTCTTCTTCATATTATTTTTTCTTTTTTTTCTTGGTTTTTATGTGTCCAGGATGGGCATCTCCTTTTTTGTCATAACAAACATGCATATATCTATTTCCTTTCAGTTTAATTGTCCTTACCCTTCCACCCTCCTTAACACATCTATCAAAATCTGCTGGCATATTATATATATTGTTTTTTGGGTCTTGGATTTAACCTTTGATGTTTTTGTAATTCTTGTTGTATTGGCGTTAAGTCTTTTTCTCTGCCAGTTATTCCCTGTAAGGCAAGGCAGAAAGCCATAACAGAATCATCATGCAATCCCAATGGGGCTTGATATTGAATAATGCCTGACGGCGTTAGATTATATGTAAATGCCTCCATTTCATCTATAAAATAAGGAATATCTGGGTAAGTAATACTTTTCTGAGAAAGAAGCATTGATGCTTTTTCAACCAACTGCCTTTTGGGTCTATTTGAACCTATCTTAAATGGCTCTACTAAAATTCCTTCATCTTCTAATTGGTCAACAACTGGATCCCCCTTACCAGAAGCATCAATCCATATTCTTGCATTGTTGTATCTTTTAGAAACTGCAATTATTCTCTTTTTCTGCAATGACCACCCAAGTTTCTTAAATCTTTCAAAATAGACAACGTGGCGCTTTAATTTATCTATTACACAAATCGCAGTAAAATCATGAGCCCTTCCAAGGTCAACTCCCATAACATACTTTCTTCCCGCCTGCTCATCTTCCAATTCTCCCTTAATACATTCTCTTACATTTGTAAAAACTCCTGCGGATTCTGGCTCAAAGGAAGCTGTGTATTCCTGTAAAAATATTTTTTCTGGCAATCTTTCCTTTGCCCTCTCCCATTCTCCTTTTGGTAGATAGGGATTGGAATTTGATGGGAAACGAAATGCTGCCCCATCTTCACTATCTTTTGCCCTTAACCATTGGTGGTAAAACCAGTTTTGTCCAAAGGGCGTTGAAATCATTACACTCTTTCCCCTCCTTGAAGAAAGGCAGGGATAGAGATACATATCAAAAACATCTTTTTTAATGCGGGAAACCTCATCAACTATTGCCAAATCAAGCTCCTCCCCCAATAATCCATCTGGATTTTCTGTTGATTTGCATTGAACCCAAGAACCGTGAGGGGTCTCTATCCTTGGCGTTGGGCGGGATGAAATACCACTTTTTAAAGAGGGAAATCCCTTTCCAATATATTGGACAACATAATCAAATACTTTCTGGGTTAGATCATAGGTGGGAGCAACTATCCATATTCTCTTATCTGTGGCAATTAAAGCCCTTAAAACAAGATAAGCACAAAGTTTTGATTTTCCCCACCTTCTTCCTGCGGCAATTACAACATCTCGCTTACCCGCATAAATCTCATTTAAAACTTTTTGTTGTCCCTTATGAGGATTAAAATCAATTCTTTTTTGTATTTCTTTATCAGAAACTATTGACATTATGATTTTCTTTTGCTAAAATGCAGTTATAGCAACCAAAAAGCCCCAAATCTTTAACAAAGATTAAATAGGTGTCGTTGTCTGGGCAATTTGGTTGCTTTTTTAAATATTTAACGCATTAACATTGCGTCTATAACATTTATAATACTTTGCTCTAATTCTATTTGATGCCTTAACTTTTCCCTCAAATCTTTAACCTTGATTTCCCTTATTTCTTCATTTTTAACGCCCCTCAAAAATCCCTTGGCGGGAATCCTCTCTTTGGATACTACCCTATTCTCATCAACCCCCTTAAGCTGTTCAAGGGCTATCTCAAAACCAACCTTTTTCATTAAATGCTGATTTTTGTGTTGTTGCAGGGCGTCTTTTTTAGTCATTTCTTCTAAAATAATTAACTATAAAATACAAAATTGCATAAATATTAAGGAAAAATACCACTAATGCGTTATATGTGGCAGTAAATAGGCCATAATCCCTAATATCTTGTATAAATGACCAATCTTTGTTTTTTCTCACGATATTATTATATTACCAAAATCTTACTCTTTTTCTTCGTATTGCCAGCGAACTCCTGCGCCTTCTGACAATAGCACCCAATGTTCCTCCAGCTCTAAGTCTACGCGCCCCCATGGGAGCCCTCCTCTTATATCTTCTTCTTGTTGCACGAGATAAAGGAGATTTCGCCATTCTTCTTGCTCTTATAGCCATGTTGTTTGTCTTAAAATAATATTAATTTGTCTCCGACTTTAAATATAAATATGTCGTATTTTAAAAAAATTGTGGGGATTTAAAATACTATTCCACCACCCCATGATATTTACCACAAATAGGACATATAGCCCTCTTTTCGCCATCTATCTTTACTATATTCATCTCTATCTCTTGTGGATATTTATTGCATTCACAAACAGATTGAAGTATTTTTTCCAATGTCGTATTAATTTGCTCCAGATATTCTATTTCTGTCATGTTTTAAAATTTTTGTGGGGGTACCATCTAACATCTTTAGGCAAAAATTCCAGACTTGGCTCCCCGCCCCCCCCCCTAAATTATATTGTTTTGCTATTGTTTCTCATGAAAACAGGGAGGTATATATACCCCATTTAGGGCATAAGCCCTTTGTTTATAAGGTATTCTGGACTTTGGCAATTAGTCGCATAATAATAGTTATGAGACATTCGTTTTGTCTTGTTTGAATGTGTGGGCGTAAGCTAACGTAGTCAACCCCGTCAATCCCAACAACTCCAACAACTCCAACATTTCCAACAACCCCAACAACTTCTTAATATCCTTAACATTATATCCCCAACATTTTAATGCTCTCCTTGGTTATACTTTACATTTCCCCAATAGAACTTTTATCTTGAAGGGCGCTATCATCAAGCTGATATTTAATAGCAGAAACTTCTCTCCTTAATAGAAGAACCTCATTCTCAAGGCGGTTTATTCTTTCTTGAAGCCTTTTTTCTACTTCTTCTATGTTATTTTGGATTCTTGTTTGCATCTTCGGGCAAAATTACACGTTGAACTTGCTCTTTATACTCCAAGGATTTTATTTTATTTGCTGGGTACTTATCTTTAAGTTTATATGCCTCTTTTAATGCTTCTAATCTAACTCGTTTATCTTTTGCCTTTAATAGCTCTTTGTGAATTGCAG